CATAATATTTATCTCCTTATTAAAATAATGATGGTTGGTTTGCCTTCGCCCCTGGTTTAATCAGAGGCTCAGAGTTAAAAGTTTTTATATCCCTAGGGGTTGCATCATGTTTAATGCTTTGCGTTGCGTGTGGCTCATGTGAGACGCTAGAAAATAGATCTTCCTCCAGGTTATCCGGGTCTTGTTCCCCGTTCTGTTCATAGAACCAAGTTATAGCCTCGGCCATGGTGAAATTATCCGGGAATTTGCAAAAGTGCGATCTATACCCGGTTGGGGTTAGTGGGATCGGGTGTTTGTCCAGGGTATTAATTTCTATATGATCTATGCCAGGATCTACGTTTTCAAAATAATTCCAGGTAATAGTAATATCAACGGGAACGCCTCGGTAATTAATCCGGGTTGTTTCTTCTTTCATAATACTTTGCCCGTGTTTGCGTCAATGGTTGCTATGGTCTCATAGTCATCATTTCTAAGCGTCCATAATGGACATTCTTTTAGATTTACAACCAGGTTTAAAACTGTTGATGTATCCCGGCTAGGTATATCTAACTCGCCAACTAATCCCAGGACATCCCGGGCATAACAACTATATTTATATTTAGCTTGTTCGAATGTCATGCTTTCCCCCTGGTAATAAAACATTCTAAATGCCCGTCCTGGATTAATCGTTTTTGTTTGTCCAGGCATTGCCCTAGGTTATCGGATCTCATCACTGTAATGGTGCCGAGGTTCTCATCCTCAATTATTACTTCGTACATTATTTCCACCTCTCGCATTCTAGGAACTCATCGCAGACATTCCAGGATTCGGAATCTTTAGGAACCATGACATGGGCACCATCAAACCAATCCATGTACCAATATTCGATAACATCAATATCTTTGTCCCGGTCTACATAGATTCGAAACTCGTCAGATGGTCCGCCCCAGGATAACTGCAATCGATAATATCCGGCTTCTCTGCCCTCGCTGTCTACATAATCCCAGGATAAAGCGGTTTGATTTATATAATCGAACATATCATCGTATTCATGGAAATAATCGCCCCGGTGTTTGTCAAACACTTTCATGGCAATTTGTTCGCCCTCGGTTGCGTCCTGGTATTCTTGAAAGAATTTTCGGGCCTCCTTATAGGTGGCCTCGGTGTCGTTGAATTTGTCCTGGACTAAGTCCGCACATTTTGGATTTTGTTTTGCATTTATCATTTGGCCACCCCAAATTTGTTAAATGCTTTTAATCTTTTAGCAATTACCAGGGCCGGTTCATCTGAATATTTAATCACAATATCAGCGAATGATTTATCGCTGATGCAGTCATCAAAAATTAACCCTGTTTTGCTTTCAAATATGTCGGCTATGATGTCCAACTTGTCCTTCAATCCAGGGCTGTTGTTGGTAGTGGTTACGTTATTCATAATTCTATTCTCCTTAAAATGCCCAGGTGTTCCCCTAGGTTCCTAGATCTTCTCATAGGTGATATAAGAATGTCAACATATTTATCAAAAAGATGAATAACTTCCTCAATACTGCATTAAACTAGGCTATGGAAAAGAAACGACCAGGCAGAAAAAAAAAGATGCTCAACGATTCTGAGACGCTAGATAAAATAGTTGCACTCGGATCTCAAGGATTAACATCCGGACAAATCGCAAGATGCCTCGGGGTTTCCTGGTCAACTATTGATAGAAGACGAAAGGAATTTGGGGAAATTGAGGAAGCTATAAAAAAGGGTGAGGCATTGGGAATTTCCCGGGTAGCTAATGCACTGTATGAATCAGCGACAATAGATAAGAATGTAACGGCCCAAATCTTCTACTTAAAGAACAGATCCGAGAACTGGGCCGACCGGCAGGAAGTTGTAGCCAACTTCGACCTGGCCAACCTGCTCACGCAAGCACACGGGAGAATTTTAGCTCCGGCCTCGGACGCCTTAGAGCTTCATGAGTCAATCGATTCGGCCCGGGAGCGTACAAACGTTCACCCGGACGAACGAACGTCTCAGAACGCACCAGGTAAAGCTAGGGACGACCTTGACGACCCGGACGGGCACACGGGCGAACGAACGGGCGAAAATCCGGACGATTTGACGGGCGGACGTGCTTGAGAGAAAAAACCGATTTGACCCCCCCGTTCGTGCGTGGTGGGCGCGTATATATATATAACTAATGAACTAAATTTTTGTTATTTTTTTAAAATTTTTTTATGAAATATAAAGTAGAAGACGAAAAGAAACTCATGACCGAAATATGGTCAATGAACATCAAGGACGATCCGCTTAACTTTGTTAAGTTTGTCTTCCCATGGGGTTTAAAAGATACCCCCCTTGAGCACTTCACAGGGCCTAGGAAGTGGCAGGAAAAAATTTTAAGGGAAATGACCACGCATATTGCTCGCAATGGTGTAAAATATTTACCAGAGATGTTTAGAATGGCTGTAGCTTCAGGTCGTGGTATTGGCAAATCTGCACTGGTTTCCTGGATTATCATATGGATGCTATCTACCAGGCTAGGAGCAACCATTATCGTTACTGCCAACACCGAACAGCAGCTTAGATCAAGAACATGGGCTGAACTTGGTAAGTGGATGACTCTTTCCATGAACGCTCACTGGTTCCAAAAGACTGCTACAACCATTAAACCAGCACCATGGTTTCAAAAAGCCCTGGAAGAAGACCTTAAGATCGACACTGGCTACTACTACGCACAAGCGCAACTCTGGTCAGAAGAGAATCCAGATGCTTTCGCTGGTATTCACTCCTCGTACGGGGTGTGTTTAATTATGGACGAAGCGTCCGGTATACCAGCTCCCATATATTCCGTATCTGAAGGATTCTTTTCCGAACCAACGGCCAATAGATACTGGTTTACCTTTTCTAATCCACGTAGAAACTCCGGCCCTTTTTATGATTCGTTCCACAGCAAACAAAAGTTTTGGCAAAATCTACAAATAGACTCCCGCACAGTCGAAGGCACGGACAAATCTTTATTTGAAAAGATGATCGAGCAGTACGGGGAAGACTCAACAGTCTCCAGAGTAGAGGTCATGGGCGAATTCCCGCAATCAGACGATGACACTGTGATCCCCATGCAATTAGTCAGAGATGCCATCAACAGAGAGGTGTCTCTTACGCCAAGTGAACCAATCCTTTGGGGATTAGATGTTGCTAGGTTCGGTGGAGATAACTCTGCTCTGTGCGTGCGCCAGGGAAATACAGTCTTTGAGATCACCTCTTTTGCTTCAATGGATCTGATGCAATTGTGCGGGGTGATTAAGAATCGCTACGATGATGCAACTGTGATGGACAAACCGCAAGAAATATTGGTTGATGTGATTGGCATTGGTGCGGGCGTGGTCGATAGACTGCGCGAGCAAAACCTTCCCGTGCGTGGCATAAATGTTTCCGAGTCTCCATCATCTAAAAAGAACTATTTGAACTTGCGTGCTGAATTATGGTTTGCGATTAAAGATTGGCTGGCGCAGCGAGATTGCCGACTTCCTATGGATGATGAGCTTGCCTCGGAATTGGCTGCGCCATTGTACAAATATACCTCTGCCGGAAAGATAAAGATAGAGAGCAAAGATGAAATGCGTAAGCGCGGAATTAAATCTCCAGACAAAGCAGACGCACTTGCATTGACCATGGCAAGTAGTGCCGCAAGTTTTAGTGGAAGCGAGAGTGTTTTCGGTTATAATTTCAAAAAACCTTTAAAGTCTCGAATTATTCGAGTGGGATAGTTGTACATGGCAAAAGATTACGAAGACAAAATAGAAGACATACTTGAGCAAGAAGAGATCGAATCTTCTGAGATGGAAGTAGAGGTCGATGAAGAAATAGACATGGAACATCTTGCTGGCGTTATTAAATCCGAGATGGATGACGCTAAAGATTTCATTCATCAAGTAGGTGCAGAACGCGCAGAGTCTACAGAATATTATCTTGGTAACGCGCCTGAAGGCACTAGCTCCATGCAATCTGAATACGTCTCAACAGACGTACGGGATAGCGTACTTTTTATGCTTCCGTCTATCATGCGTACCTTCTTTGGTACTAAAAAGATTGTTGAGTTCGTTCCGCACGGCCCTGAAGATATTGCTATCGCAGAGCAACAAACCAACTACGTCAACTACATCATCCAAGAAAAGAATCAAGGTTTCCAAGTTTTATACAGTGCGTTTAAAGATGCGTTGGTTAGAAAAACTGGTTTTGTTAAA